AATTATGAGTGCAGACGTCAATAATCCAAAACAAGAGGGCTTGAGTGAAGAACAAAAAAAGCTCTTCATGCAACGCTACGATTTCATTTACAAGGAGCTTAACCGCCTCCAAGACAACATGAGTCAGATGGAAATTAAGACCACTGAGTTGTTGACGGAACTGCAAGCTCTAAGGGACAAAGAAAGACAATACGAAGAATAATATGGCAAAGAAAATAACAGAATTCACTTTCGAAGATCTTAACAACGAACTAAAGGACATCAATCCGCTTGGTTCGGTGATGGAGACTTCTTCGTTTAGCGAAGTAACAGAATGGATCGATACTGGTAACTATCACTTGAACGCTTGTATTTCAGGTACAGTATTCGGTGGTTGGCCAAACAACAGGGCGTGTTCCATTGCAGGACCTTCAGGTACTGGTAAAACATACCTAATGCTTAACACAGTTAAGCGTGCCATCGATATGGGCTACAGCGTCATCTATTATGATTCTGAAGCTGCAGTCGATCGCGAACAGATGAAGAAGTTTGGTATCGATACCAATAAAGTCAATTATCAACCAGTTAATACGGTTCAAGACTTTCGTACTTCAGTGACCCGCATCACCAGAAAAATGCAGGAAGCTAAAACAGCGGGTGCAGAGTTGGCAAAGATAATGATCATTCTTGATTCGGCCGGTAATTTAGCAACAGCCAAAGAAATCGATGATGCAGCAACGGGCTCAGATAAGGCAGATATGAGCCGTTCAAAGATTTTGAAGTCAATCTTTAGAATCATTATGACTCCTTTGGCCGATCTGAAGATTCCTTTTCTGTTCACCAATCACACCTACATGACCCAAGACTACATTGCACGTCAGGTTGCAGGTGGTGGCACAGGCCCTGAATACGCAGCTTCAATTGTGTTGTTTTTGAACAAGGCTCAATTGAAAGAGGGCGATCAGAGAGCTGGCATCGTAGTGACTGCTAAGCCAAACAAGAATCGTTTTGCCAAACCACAAAACATTAAGTTCCACTTGCACTTCTCAAAGGGTATGAATCCGTTTGTTGGTCTAGAGCAGTATGCTACATGGGATATTTGTGGCGTTGATCGTGGAACTATCGATCCAAAGACAGGTGAGAAGATTCTGAAAAAGACAGCTCGCACATGGATCTGTAAGCACTTGGATCACGCTGTCGCTAACGTAGACTTCTTCACAGATACTGTTTTTACACAGGACGTATTGAAGCAAATCGATGCCCACGTCAAACCAATCTTTAACTACAACGTTGAAGAGATTGAAGATTTGAACATCGACGAAATTCTGGAAGATGCTATTAACGATTAACGAGGACCAAGTTCCAATCAAATTTATTCTAGGAGTTGAAAGGGATTTGGAAGGCTATCCAGACCCTTTCGATATCCTGCATTTTCAAGTCAACCTTTGTTACCGTCAACCCGATAGGTACAAAGGCACTTTCACTCGGCATGCTATGATCACATACTTCTTCAAAGATTGTGATCAAGAAATCATGGATGCTTCTTTGGCCAAACTGGTGGAAGAAGGTTACATCGAACAGACAAAAACAGAGCCCGGTAAAGAGGCTTACAAAATTATAATCAACCCATTCGAATGATTGCAGTATTTGATAACTTTCTAGATGGAGACCTGTTAGACGAAATCAAGAATGATCCGACCTTTTTCCAAGATCCTGGAATCTATTACTATTGGGGTGGTCCATGGAATAGTGAACCGGCCAATACCTTGAAAAAGAGATTGATCGAAAAGATTTGGTTGAAAAGTTCACCACTGAGCATAGTATACCACATCAATGGATTTGAGTATTGGACCGGCATTCAAACCGCAAATCCAGCGGTTGGTCACAAAAATACCCTAGTTCAACACTACGACAAGGACGAAGCCTGGTTTGAAAAAACAGGTGAAATAGTAACGCCGGTTATTGGAACAGTTTACTATCCAGGTATTGAAGAATGGGAAGGTGGAGATCTAGCAGTTTATACGGATGGTTTAGATAAGTCACCTGAAATTGTAAAGGCCAAACCGAATCGTTTGATTATTTTCGGCGCCGGTGATTATGTTCATGAAGTACTACCAGTAACGTCAGGTACTAGGCATGCCATAGCAATTAATTTGTGGGCCGCTGAACCTTACAGTAAACAAACTGGAGCTTTCAGCGTAGAACAGTAATAACAGTTTCAAAAGATACACGATAATGCAGTTCGGACAAGACTTCGAAAAAATATTCTTTAAGCTTTCTCTAACCAAGATTAAGTATCTTGAAGCAATCAAGAGCGGCTTCTACACGTCCGAAGAGATCGATCAATTGTCTCGTTTGGCTTACAAGTTCTACGAAAAGTTCCACGAGACACCGAGCCGAGACCAGATGAAACTTCTGGTCCAAAATAGTAAGGCTAAAGGTAAGATCAGCAACGAAATGGTCGAACTGATCTACGACACCAACTTAACAGAGTACGATGAAGAGTGGTTGACTTCTACGGCTGAATCCTGGATCAAATGGCGCAACTTTGATATTTCTCTGATCGATACAGTAGAATTTATCAAGAGTACGCAGGTCACACCCGAGAACGTCGATTCGATCGTTACTAAAGTTAAAACTTTGATCAATGATAGAAACAACTTGACTTTCAACTCAGATTTGGGGTTAGATTTCTTTGATGTTGATTCACACGATCAAAAGGAGGCCGATAAAGTTAGTTCGGGTTACAACTTCATCGATCGTCTGCTCGGCGGTGGTTACGACAAAGGCGGTAACCTAATTGTTTACGCAGGTGAACAGAACATTGGTAAATCAATTTTCTTGGCCAACGATGCTGCAACGTCTGTTAAGATGGGCCACAACACAGCAGTCATTACTCTTGAAATGGCAGCCCACAAGTTTGTCAAGCGTATCGGTTCAAATTTATTGAGCATCCCAATCAACGAGTATCAGGACAAGAGCCACAACAAGGAATACATCCAACGCCGACTAGAAACCGTTGGAAATGGTTTCACACCACCTGGACAATTGTTCATCAAACAGTTCCCAACTTCGCAAGCAACTGTTTTAGATCTTGAAGCTTATTTGAAGCAACTAGAAGAGGAGAAACGTATCAAGTTGAACGTGATTGTAATTGACTATATCAATATCTTGTCCAACTATCGTAATCCAAACTCCGAGAACACATACATGAAGATCAAGCAAATTGCAGAAGATCTTAGAGCCATGGGTGTTCGCAATAACTGGCTGATCGTAACAGCAACCCAGATCAATCGTAACGGTTACAACTCATCCGATATTTCGATGAGCGACGTGGCCGAATCAGCTGGTCTTTCACACACAGCAGACATCATGCTTGGCATCATTCAGGACGATTTAATGCGAGCTAACTATGAATACTGGTTAAAGATTCTAAAGATTCGTGACGGCGAAGGCAAGGGCACCAAGTGTCGTCTAATGATTAATTATAACATGATGCGCCTTACTGAAACCGAGGACATTACAGGTTCAAACATACATACATTATAATGGCAAGAGATAGACACGATAAGATTTTCGACAACTCGTTCGAAAGCGCAGAATTTGAATTAGATACCAATATCTCTTTTAATGTCAGCCCACAGTACTCTGACGATAGACCCGAAGAGGACAAGATTACGCAAAAGATCTTGCAAGAAAAGATTCACGAACTGATTGAGGCTTCACGCTTCAAGAAGTTCAATGAACTTGATGAGTTTTCTGATTCCAGAAAGCTGCGTAAAAACGACATCAACGATGTTTACGATTATGTATTGGGCGAATTGCTTAAAAACTATTCGCGCATCGATGTCTTTAGCGAACTATGCGATTACTTTAATCTTCATCCGACCAAGTTTTACAATTCGCTATCAAACGTTTTTAAGGAGGGATTGATCGAAGAACTCGACGATCGTACCGGTGTATTGAGTAAGAAGAACATCAACAGATTATTCTAATGATTGATCACAAGAATTTAGCCCAGCCTGTCAAACGGGTTTGGATCCTTGGAGATATGCATATGGGCATCAGGGCCAATTCGATGGAATGGCTTGATATCCAACGAGATTTTTATGAGAATGTGTTTATTCCAACATTGAAGAAACACGTCCAACCCGGCGATGTCTTGGTACAAGTGGGTGATGCGTTTGACAATCGTCAATCCATTAACTTAAAGGTGTTACACTACACTGTCAATTTGTTTGAAAGGCTCGGTGAGATTCTACCAACTCACGTGATCGTGGGCAACCATGATATTTGGGCCAAGAAGAGCAACGAGGTTTCGGCCATCGATTCCATTAAGTGGATTCCAAACGTACAGGTCTACAAAGAACCAGTTCAGTACACTTGGGCCGATAAGAATATTTTATTGATGCCATGGCGCAGAGATTCTGACCATGAGACTGAAACGCTAGCTGAATACCCAGAAGCAAACATTGTGTTCTGTCATTCGGAAGTTAAGGGTGTTGCCTTAAACAGCAAAGTCAAGAACCAACACGGTACAGACAGCAACAGCTACGATCGATACGTTGCGGTCTATTCGGGCCACATCCACTATCGTCAACGTAAAGGTCAACTTAGAATGGTCGGTACACCGTACCAATTGACGCGTTCAGACTCAGGCAACCCTAAGGGGTTTGACCTGGTTGATTTGGGCAGCATGGAAGAGACTTTCTTTGAAAATCATTATTCACCTAAGTTTGTTAAGTATAACTTAACCTCGCTGTACAATACAACCCTCGGAGCTTTTAAACAAAACATCGAGAACAACTTTGTCGATCTGTACGTGCCAAGCAGAATTGCTACTAACGCGTCTTTGAGCAGTCTAATCAACAGAATTCAAAAGGTCAGTCGTAAGATCGAACCCAACATCTATCAAGAACAGGATATCATCGACAAGGATCTTTATGATATGGGAGAGATCGAAGGTCAGTTCAAAAACTACAACATTCAACACCTGTTTAGAACATACGTTGATCAGTTACCGCACGAGGATCATTTGAAACAAAAGATTCAGTCGAAGTTAAAAGAATTACACGATCAATGTGCGTATAACTACACGGCAGAAAACGAGGGCTGATGAAAATACACTCTATCGAATTTAAGAACATCGCTTCTTACGGTAACAAAATCCAGAAGATTGAGTTCTCAAACGAAAAGGCTGAACTATACCTAACGCTTGGTAAAAACGGTGATGGTAAGACTACCATTGCCAATGCTATTATCTTTGCACTGTACGGTAAGGTTGAAGGAGTTCGTATGAACGATTTACCCAACCGTATCAATAAAGATTTGTGGGTTAGGATCAAACTAAGATGCGGCTCCATGGAGGTTGAGATCGAAAGAGGTTTGATGCCTAGTAAATTCTCAGTACTAATCAACGGCGTGGAGTTTGATAAGGCCGGCAAGCGTTCAGTTCAGGAGTACCTAGAAGAGGAAATCTACGGCATCCCGTATCACGTTTTCAAGAACATCATTATTCTTTCAATCAACGACTTTAAGTCTTTTTTGACCATGAGTCCATCTGATAAGAAGCAGATCATTGACAAGATGTTTGGTTTTTCAATTCTGAACGACATGCAACGCATGGTTAAAGAAGAGCGTAAGAACATTAAGTCAGATATTGATTCTTACGAATCAGAGCTTAGACAGATTGATGAGAGTATTGTTCAAGTAAAAATTAAATTGAACCAGCTTCAGGCAGATAGCGATGAAAAATCCAAGAATGAGATTGAAAAGCTAAAGAATCGTTTGATCAAGTTTGATGCTGATAGAATAAAGTTAGAGGAAGCTGGCACTAAATTAAGGGAGACTATCGGTAAATTTGAGGGCGAATTGGACACCAAATCAGAAAGCTATAACACTTTGCGCTACGAGATGGATGCCATAAGAAAGAAGCTATCACTGTATGAGAATAACGTTTGTCCAACATGTGAAGGTCCCCTTGACTCAGAATTTCACCAACACAAAAAAGCCGAATACGTAGAAAGAGTGGATTCCCTTCCAGCGACTATGGAAAAGGCCACTCAAAGCGTGAATGAGATTAAAAATAAGATTGCGGAAACCCGAGTGAAAGAGCGCGCTGTTTTGGAAAAAGTATCGTCTCTGAATGCTAGTATTAGAACGCTAAAGGGTGAGTTGGTTAAGATCAAAGAAAAAGCTACTGTCGGTGGAGAATTCGAACACTTAAACGAATTGATCAAGCAGTTTGAAGAACACGAGATCGTTAAAAACCAAGAGAAGAGCAAACAATCAAACGACTATCACTTCTTAGAATTGGTTGAAGAGATTCTCGGTGAAGAAGGCGTTAAGAACCTCGCAGTTAAAACCATTTTGCCAGGTTTGAACACCAACATTGCTGCAATGGCAAATACAATGCACTTGTCATTCCACATTAGATTCAATGATAAGTTTGATTGTATCATTACGCATTTAGGTGAAGAGGTCAATCCAATGACTCTGTCGACAGGAGAACGTAAAAAGGCAGATTTTATCATCATCATTGCGATCATTAAGATCTTGAAACTTCGATTCCCACAATTGAACCTGTTATTTCTTGATGAGTTATTAAGCTCAGTTGATGCCGATGGTGTTTACAACATCTTGAAGATTCTTTCTCAAGTCATTAAAGAGAATCAGATCAACACATTCGTTATCAATCACTCTGTATTGCCACACGAAATCTTCGATAAGAAGCTACAAATATATCGAGACAACGGGTTCTCTAAGTTCGAGATAGAGACTATCGAATAAGACGATATATAGGATATGAAAGTCATCAAAGCTATTTCTTTGTTTTTTGCTGCGCTTGCAGCCTTCTTTCAACCGATTCCAGTTCAACACAGTAACGGTATGTGCTGCGCTGAGTGTGCGTTTGCATTTAAGAAAGAAGAAGAAATAGAAATTGTAGACGAAAAAGAGGAAAATACAGAAGCCTAATGGCAACGTATAACGTTAAATATAACGCGGACGATAGCGTCGTAAGACACATCATCATTGGTCTGCTAGCAGACTTAAACAACAAGGTGTTCTTCTACCGCCAATTGGATAACGACACACGTGTTGAGGTCGATGTGCCGTTCTATTATGCCGTGGCAGGTGACGAGGATTTCTTGAGAGACAACTTCTTGTTCTTGACCAAAGACGGTTTAGGGTGTACACCGGAAGATCTGAAGGCTGATGGTAATTATGATGTGGTACCAAGAGGTGTTGCAAACTTCACAGGCATGTCGATCGATGCATCGAAGCTGGTTAATAAAAGAACCAGAGGCGAATATGCTAAGATGAATCAAAACGGCGCCATGGAAGGTTACACCGCTGAATTTGAAATGATTCCGATCACAATCAACTTCGACATTGAAATCATTACATCTTCTCAACTTGACAACTTCAAAATCACCGAAATGATCATTAAGAGGTTGTACAAGTCAAACTATTTTAACGTTGAAGTTGGACACTTGAACCAGGGCACTTACCGTATAGCCTCATACTATGCAATGCCAGAAGATTACGGTCTTGAAAGACCGATAGAGTTTACGTTCGACTCCAAAGAAGGTTATAAAATCACCTTTTCGGTTGAAGTTAACTCATTCATTCCATCGTTTGAGTTTGATACTGAGATGCACATCGGTAACAGAATGTTCGAGATCGAAGCGTATTTGACTCAACAAGTTCCAAACCAAAAGATTGATAGAACCAGCAATCTGGTCGACAAAGATATTATCGATCGCAACGATTTGTAACAGATATATAAAGAAGAATAAAATAAATCACGTTTAAGATGATTATTTCCCCACTATTTCAAATTAACGAAAACGAAGTTTTAGTTTCAGTTAGAGATGTAGCTTACATCGTTAATATCGAAACTAACGAAATGCACGAGGCTGAGGGCACTCTGCCAGCCCAATTCATTGCATTGGTTGAAGCATTGAATACGTTCAAGTTCAACGACAACAACATTACTTGGTACCACGGCATCAGCAGAATGATCTACAACATCGAAGAGTCTAAGTTCTACTTGGGCAACTCTGAGATTCTTGCAGAGTCTTTTGTTAATCATGTTATGGCTGCAGGTATTGTTAACTACGCAGACAAGCGTACGGCAGAATTGTTCGTCGAAGCTGCTAACAACAGCGATAAGTTCATCGTGCTTGATTTCGTCCAAACTTTTGAAGGCAAACTAAACACAGTTGACCTATTCAAGCTAGACGAGAACGTGTATGCAACTACATTTAATAAGTCTACAAGGGTTCAAAGGTTTAATAAGGTAAACACAGCTAACACAGCTCTAGAGCTTGTAGCTGAGAAGACTGCTCTAGACGCAACTGAATTTTTGGCTGAGTCTCTAGAAGGCGAAGCAGCTGAAAGAGTTGTGGTTCTAAAGAAGATCGATGAGTTGGTTGAAATGGTTCACTTCCTAAAGGACCAGAGGGGCCTACTAGCCGACGCTGACAGATCAATCGAAGAGATTAAAGCTGCTGATGCATTAATCGAAGGTGAGATCAAGAAGTTCGAAGAAGAAATCTCTTCGCACAGAGCAACCCTGTAAGTTTAAGTTACTATTGTTAATAAAAGGTCGGAAAGATTAAACTTTCCGGCCTTTTGTTCGTATAATAGAATATCAAATGATACACACACTGTAATCGTGGCAAAAAACTACTTAAATAACAAAGATCTTTACGCCGAGATCGTGAAATCTAAGGAACAGGATAAACTAACACCTACGGCTGAAAAAATGTTAATTTTATTGGCTGAAAGGGCCATTCTTAAGATGAAATATGTTAACGACGACGATCGCGACGATTGTTTACAGTTTGCACTGTTGGACCTATTGAAGTACTGGCGTAACTTCAATCCAAAGTATCCAAATGCTTTTGCATACTTTACCGAAATCGCAAAGCGGGGTTATGCTAAGGGTTGGAACAAGATTCACCCACAGAAATACAAGAACACTCTTTCGTTGGACAGAAAAGGTTACAGTGATAACGACCACGACGGAGGCATTTACACAATTTAATGTCAATCAAAAGGGTCAAACCAACTAAAAAATCTGGATATGTTCAGGGCTACTACAATCCTATCAATCGGGATAAGTATGTTGGTCCTGAACCTATTATTTTTAGATCCTCTTGGGAACGTAAGTTTATGATTTGGTGCGACAAGAACGAACGGGTTATTCGCTGGTCTAGCGAACCGGTTGAGATCATGTATTGGTCTTCAATTCAAAAGAAAGCTCGCACATACAACCCTGATTTTTATATCACAGTTGAGCAAAACGACGGATCACACGCACAGATGTTGGTCGAGGTCAAACCAGAATCCCACATCAAAAAGCCTCAACCGCCAAAGACCAATTCCCACAAAGCAGTTGAGAATTACAAATACTTGGCCGAGCAATACATTACAAATCGAGATAAATATGTAGCGGCTCAAAAGTATGCTAACGATCGGGGCTGGAAGTTTGTCGTCATGACAGAAAACTCACTTAAGTAATGGGAGACATCAAGAAAAGCATCAGTAAGGCCGTAAAGGAATCGGGTTCAAAAGCCAATGCTCGAAGAGATTCTGAGAAGTGGTACACTGCAGCCTTGAACAACTTTCAAGACGGATCAGTGGTCAAGAGTTCAGCGACCCGATTCATGCCCGGTAAAATCTACGTCTTTAGATATGACAACCCAAAGACAATTGAAGATTTAGACTGGTGGGACAGAAATCCAATTATACTGGCCCTTGATCCGGTAGGTACAAACGACTGTGGTATCAACTTAAACTTGCTACCTATCAAAATCAAAGAACAGTTGCTTGATGACATTTATAGTCGCATGGCAGGACAGATTAAGACAAGAACAACTAGGGCACAATTGAAAGCAGATTTGCAAGCCCCATTGAGCCTTTCTTATTCCGGTGCAAAGAATTATTTGAACCGTTATGGATTTGGTTTTGCAGTTAGACAGTACATACCACAAAGAAAAACAAAACAAGCTGTAGTATCCTACGAGAACTGGTGGAGAATTGCTCTTTGCGATTTTATTCAGTTGGAGGGTTCAACAATACAGAGCGTTAGGAGACAGTTCTCCAGCTACTTCAAAAAATAAGATATATAACGAGAAACTAGTTTTTAATCATGGCAGGATTTGTAGAGAACAGAAACGGTCCCCTTTCAACGGGTAGAAGACCTTTCACGCTGAGTGATGGCTTAAAAAGGCTATCGTCTTTCGGCATGTACTATGATGATTTGGTTCTTCGCCAGTCTCAGGGTATTGGTCCAACTGAAGCAGCATTAGGATACGGTCAGATCAATCCAATGGGTGTTGATAACGACGACATCTATTCTGCGTTTGCAGCATTGTCGATGACCGACACTAACATGCGCAAGCAGATTCCTTTCTTCGACAAGAATTATACTGTTAAGAGAGACGAACTGAGACGCTTTGCGATTCACGACGAAATCGAAGACATTCTTGATATCTTGTGTGACGAAACAGTCGTATACGACGAAAAGAACTTCTTCTGTTACCCTGACATCATAGGTTACGAAGTCTCTGACGATGTTGACGCATACTTCAAGCGTTCGTTTAGAGAGATCTACCAGTATTTTGGTTTTAACACAGACCAATCGGCTTGGTACTTCTTTAGAAAGTTCTTGATTGACGGTTATCTATCGTTTGAAATCATTTATTCACCAGATCAAAAACAAATTATCGGCTTCAAAGAATTGGATCCTGTGACGCTAATGCCAGGTTACAATAAAGAAGACGGTAAAAAAGTTTGGATTCAATACAAGGACGATCCTATCAAAGAGAGAGTTCTTTACGACTCACAGATCATTTATATCTCATACTCATCAATCACAACAGCATCAAGAGTTTCTTATGTTGAGAGATTGATTAGAGCATTTAACCTAATGAGAATCATGGAACACACCAGAGTTATCTGGGCTGTGACTAACGCTTCATTTAGAATGAAGTTTGTGATTC